CTTTTTTTTTGTCCCTGTCTTAAAGGTCCAAGGGGTCTTTAATAGAGGAACAAATATGAGAGAATTAGACGCTGTGAACCTGACGCTGGAAGCCTTAGGGGAATCTCGCGTTATGGACATCAACACCAGTAACCCCAGTGCAGGGTTAGCTCGCTCTGCGCTTGCGCGCAATCGTCGTGGGCTGCTCAGCACAGGGTTCTGGTTTAACGTGGTCGAGCGTGAAGTTACACCCACTGCGGACGGCTTTATTAAAATGCCGTGGAACCAGTTAGCTGTGTATGATGCCTGCTCCGACTCCAAGTACGGAGTACGCGATGGGAATCTGTACGACCTGATGGAGCAGAACCAATACTTCGACAGCCCCGTTAAGCTCAAGATAGTCCTTGACTTGGACTTTGAGGACCTACCGGAGCACGCAGCTATGTGGGTGGCTAACTACACCACTGCACAGGTGTACCTCAACGACCTGGGCGGCGATAGCAACTACGCTAATTACGCACAGGAAGCTGAGCGTTACAAGAGCATGGTGCTGCGTGAGCATCTGCGCAACCAGAGATTCAGCACCAGCAAGACCCGCTTTGCACGCAGAATCCGCCGCGCTCGTTTTATGGTTTAAGGAGAGGTTATGGCGCAGTCATTAGAAGGTACTATTCAGAGCTTGCTGCAGGGCGTTTCCCAGCAGGTTCCGAGAGAGCGCCAACCAGGACAACTGGGGGCGCAGCTGAACATGCTAAGCGACCCGGTTTCGGGTATCCGCCGTAGACCTCCCGGCGAGATTGTCTGGGAGAGTATGATTGATAATCCGGGGCTTGACTCCCTGTTCACGGAATACGTCGAGCGCGGGACTGACGGTAGGCACCTGCTGATTAATACCAGCAACGGTAACTGGTGGCTGCTGGCTAAGAATGGGAAGACCATCCTTAGCTCCGGCAATGACCCGTACTTTGTTACCACCGTAGGCCAGACCTCTTTGCAGACTGCAAGTATTGCCGGACTGACCTATATCCTGAATACTGAGATGGCCCCAAGCACTACCGTGGACAACACTGGGCGTATTGACCCCAGCACCACTGGATTCTTCTACGTTAAGTCTGCAGCATTCCAGAAACGCTGGAACGTCACCGTTACCTCTGCAGGGGTAGATTACTCAGGGGACTACACCGCCCCAGCTGCTGGGAGTACCAGCGGTAACGCTGAGGAGGTATCTGGTGCTTACGTTGCCCAGCAACTGCGAGACTCTCTTGTAGCGAACGGATTGCCAGCTGGGAACGTAAGCGTACGTGGCGCGTACCTGTTCTTCTATGGGTTGAGCAACTGCGTGGTGTCCTCTGACGCTGGTGATACTTATGCCGTGGTATCCAACCAGTCTCGTGTAGACCAGGAGCAGGACCTTCCTGCACAGCTCCCCGCAGAAGCTGATGGGGCAATGTGCCGTGTAGGTACAGCCTCGTCTGAGACAGCGTGGTATCAGTTCAGCTACAGTACCCGCACCTGGTCCGAGGTGGGGGCGTACGGTAGCATCACCAAGATTACGAACATGCCCAGAGAGCTCGCCGCGGATGACAACATCATTGCGCGCGATTGGGAGGGGCGCTTAGCTGGTAACGACGATAACAACAGTAATCCCGGATTCGTCGAGAATGGCTACATCACTGGTATTGCAGCTTTCCAGGGGCGCCTGGTCCTGCTTAGTGGTAGCTCCGTGGATATGTCAGCCTCGGGTCTGTATCAGCGATTCTACCGCTCTACTGTGACGTCCTTGCTGGATACAGACCGTATCAGCATTAGCTCTGCGTCTGCCCAGGATTCTGTGTACCGCACCGCTGTGCAGTTCAACCGGGACTTGGTTCTGTTTGCTAATAGCATGCAGGCGGTTGTGCCGGGCTCTGCAGTACTTACGCCTACCAACGCAAGCATCAGCATCACCAGCACCTATGATTGTGACAGCCGTGTGACTCCGGTAATGGCGGGGCAGACAGTAATCTACCCGAACAAGCGCAACGACAGCTACGCCGGTATTCTGGAGTTAATCCCGTCGCCGTACACCGCTGCGCAGTACACTACGCAGGATGCCACGGTGCACCTACCTCGGTATATCCCAGGCAGGGTATTGCAGATGCAAAACTCCAGTGTCACCAATATGGCCTTCTCGCGCATGTCTGGGGAGCGTAATAGCCTGCTGGTCTACGAGTTCATGTGGGGCGGAAGTGACGGCGCTAAGATGCAGGCAGCGTGGCATAAATGGTCGTTCCCGTATCCAATCCTGAGCGTACAGGCGCTGGAGGATGAGGTGTTCTTGTATATGCAAGGGCCCAGTCCCAGCAACAAGCTCCTGATTGTGTCTATGGACCCGCGTGAAGGTTATCAGCTGGGCTCAGAATACCGCGAAGCCTACTCGGATTTGCAGAAGCAAGTTCAAGTACAGGGCGGGGTGTTTACTGTCCCGTCGGTATTGCGTCCGGTTGGGTGGGCGGACAACTACAAGGAAGAGCTTATCCTAACGTACTTACCCAGCAACCCTATGGGGCCTACTGAGGTTGGCATCAAGGAGATTGCCGGGGAGAACACCCTACGGGTTGTGCGCGGCGTACCTGATGGCACTTATGTAATCGGGAGACGTTACCGTAGTACGTTCACGCTAACTACGCCTATTCTACGGGACCAGAATGACAAGCTCGTGGGAAGTGGGCATGTGCGCCTGCTGCGTCTGGACGTGGCAGTACGTAACTCTGGACACTTCGATGTACAGGTACTAGACACCCCACGGGACGTCAATTGGGGTGGAGAACTAACTGGTATCCTTATGAACTCAAAGGAGCTGACGCTCGGGCAGGCTCTGCGTATGGACCTGGCTACGATTACCGTGCCATGCCGTACTAACGCAGACACAACCGAGGTGTCACTATTTACTGACGGTTCTATGGAACTGAACGTGCTGGATATATCGTACATCCTGCGCTACAACCAACGCAGACGGAGGATTTAATATGTGGTGGATGGTTGCGGCCATGGCCGCTAAGACCGTTCTGGGGCAGGGTGCTCAGATTGAAGTGTCCAAGGCCAGGAACAAGGCTGTGATTCAACAGACAGCCAAACAGCTAAACGACATCGCGCTACAGCGCGCCCAGTCCAGGGACCGGACTGAGGTGTCTCTGTTTAACATTCAGCAGCAGAAGCTGCAGGCACAGAGCCAAGTAGGGCTGCAGGCAGCAGCTTCCGGCACTATGGGAGCCTCTGTTAAAGACGCCGTAGCCACGGTGAACACTGTAGCCGGGCGGCAAGAGGCCAGCGTGCGTGACCAGCAGGCAACTCAGGAAGAGGGCTTCCGTCTAATGACAGATAAGGCCGTGGATAGCGGCCTGGCTAACATGGATATGGAGGACCCGTACGATAACATGTTTAACTCCCTGTTGAGTGTCGGGGCATCCGCTGTTGGGCAGTACGCCGGTAACGCTGCGTCATCTTCTGACTCTGGCAGCTCTTCGCCTGGGGGCGGAGCGTCAGCTACGCAGGGCATGGCATCCTCCTATGACTTATGGGGGAGTAAGGGCAATAGCCCAGTTCACACCTGGTAAATTAGGAGGAATACTAAATGCCTGTGATTCAACCCAGTAGACAGGGGCTAAATATCGGCGGCGTGCAACTGCAATCCAACGATGTTAGCTTGCCGTCAACGGTAAGTGAAGTATCTGTTGATACCTCCAAAGCAAAACGCCTAGCCGCCCTGTCTGGATTCGTGCAGGACTTCGGCGTAGGTTTCGACGAGGCAGTAAAAGAAAACGCCGCAGCCGCCACCGTGCGCGGCGCTATGGATGCTCAGGGCGCAGTAGATGCAATGGCCTCCAAGGACGAGGCTGTACAGAAGCAGAACATCTTCGTGCGCGAAGCCTACCAGGACGGCTACGTATCCGCCGCCGCGTACGACACTCTAGCCAAGTGGCGCACAGACAGCATCGCCCGGGCTAAGAAAGCTGCCGAGGCAGGGCTGACTGACGAGGAATTCCAGCAGCAGGAGCAAGAGCACGTACAGTCAATCTCAGACAAGCTCGGGATGTATCTCCCTGATATGTCCAAGCAGTCTGCTACGAGTATACTGCAGCAGCTCCGCGCTACCAGTATGGCTAACTATACAGCCTTCCAGAAAGGACGTGCTGCGTTCGCCCTGGCCCAGGCTGACCGTGCCCTCGACCGTGGACTGAGTGCGTCCAGCGATGAGTTCTATCAGCGTCTGCAGGCAGGACAGGGTGCCGCCGCGCAGATGTCCATTAAGACGGGCTTAGACAGTATCCTGGCTGCGGAGCACTTGGACAAGAACAAGAAGCTGGACCGGGCCAAGCAGTATCTGGTTAGCGTAGCGCAGCAGACGCAGGACCCGCTGGTAATTAACCAGCTGCAGGAAATGGCCACCAAGGAACTCGGCGTCAACTCCGTGGATGTCAACGCAGCACTGTATCAGGAGTTCAAGCGCGCCGGTGCTCAGATTGAGACACAGGCCCGTTTCGAAATCTCTGATGCAATCCAGTCTCTTGAGGGGCAGACTCCTGAGCAGCAAGAACAGACCATGGCGCGTATTCGTAGTCGTGTCATTGAGCTGTCGGCATCTGATGTACTTAGCGCCGGGACCAGTATGGAGTTCTGGAACAAGGCTCAGACCATTCGTGAGAAGGCAGCAGACGCTCAGGCATTGCGCACAGCGATTACTGGGAATATGCCAAGCTCCACTATGGCAGGTATGTTCAAGGGTGACTTAGATAAGGCACGTACTCAGCTGCTCAAGAGCTTTCCGGATACCCCGGAAGGGAACCTGCAGCTGCTGGCATACGGGAGCAACAGCAAGGATGCGTGGGCAGTCAATGAAGCGCACAAGCGCATGTCTTCGGATATGGCACGTACGCTGACTACGCTGGACCAGCTCGGTGAAGATGGCGAGGTTTCCCGCGAGAACGTCAACAGCATCAACTTGTGGGCACAGGCTTATAGCACCAGTACGGACTTAGGGAAGATGGCGCTACTGTCTGAGGTCCCATCTGAGTGGCGTGGAGTGGTGCAGAAAGCTGTTACACAAAACCCAAATAATGCCAGCAACACTATCTTGGACGATCTTCGCCGCCAGGCTAGGAATAAGGCGAGTGGGCGCTACAGCAATATCCAAAGTAACCCCACGGACAAGATGGTGGACCCAAGCGGCACGGCTAACTGGTTCAGCTTCTTCGGGGATGCAGACGCCCAGCGCCAGGAAGCGCGAGCTGCTATGGAAGATGAGTACCGTTATGTGTATAACCACAATCCGGAATCCCTTGTAGGGAAGGACGCTGACGACATCAATACGATGCTAAAAGGCAATATCCAATCCCGTAAGCTGGAGCTGGACATTGCCGGGGCACCTAGGCATGTGTATCTGCCCGCGGGCACCTCTGTGCAATCTATCATGGGTGATTATAAGGGAGACCAAGAGCAATTCAAGGCCTCCCTGCAGCAGCATATACAGAACCAGGTTCAGTATATGTCAGACCCCAGCAACATAGAGCGTGTAGTAGTGCAGGCCGCCACCGCGGGCAACGCAGGTCAGAACATGACCGTAACCGTGTTCGACAAGAAGGGCGCCTTCCAGACTATGTCTGTGAACCTTCGAGACGTTCAGGCTACTGCACAGGCTGCGTATGACTCAGCACTGGCTGGAGAGATGAAGATTGGAAGCGAGCAAGTAGGTGTACGTCCTGCCACCTTCTACGATCATGACAACGGGCGTGCCGTCAGCGTGCAAGTAAATGGCCGTAACTCGGTAGGGCTGGAACCATCGCTGTTTAGTGACATTCTCGCCACCACTATGAAGTTCGAAGGGTTCCGAGAAGGTAAGGGCAAGGGCAGTGTAGGCTTCGGTCTGCACGTTAACTCTGGCATGCCTGTCCCACAGAAAGTGACCATTGATGACGGCATCAGTATCCTCAAGTCCTCCCTGGAGAAGCAGTACATCCCGAACGTGCAGAAGCAACTCAAGGGGCAGGGTTTGAATGCCTCCGACGAGGCGTTAAAGGTAATGGTGGACCTGAACTATCACGGTGGTAACGGTAGCTCTGGCCCTGTAGCTGAGGCTATGGCACAGGTACGCAAGGCTGCTAAGTCCCCGGTGGGGGCGTATCAGTACCCTGTATCTGAGGCCCAGGGTAGGGCTTGGCAAGCGCTACGGAATACCCCGGCGTACAAGCAGGCCCAACCTGAGCGTAAGAAGTACCTGGAACAAAACCTACGCGATTGGCTCTTTGAAGCAACGCACTAACTAGAGGCCCTTCGGGGCCTCCCCTTATCAAAATTCTTTTAGGAGATATTATGGCTCAGTTTCTGAACCAAGAACCGAATCCACAGGAAAAGGATTCTGCTAAGGGCGCAACACTTAAACCTGCGCCTGAGCGCGTAGATTGGAACGATGCCGGGGACAACGGTCTGAACGCACTGGAGCGTGCCTCCTTACTGGCGCAGGCCAAGACCCCAGCTACGACAGCCGCAGAGAGCTTTGCATCGGGTATGGGTAACAGCATCCTCGCTGCCGCTATCCGTAAGGCCTCTGCTCCGGCATTTGACCGAGACCCGAACTTTAATGCTAAGCAGACCCTGAGTAGCGATACCAGGGCTAAGCTGTATGCTCCGAATCAGGAAGAGATTGAGTACCTGCACGACTCCGTGTCGGTAGAAGATTACAACTACCGCATGCAGCAGATGCTTGAGCAGCGTGACCGTGACCGCTTAATGGCTGACAACACAGTAGCTGGGTTCGCGGGTATGTTGGTAGGCGACTCCCCGTTCATCCTGGCCCCGATGTCTGCCGCCGGTATTGCGGGCCGCGCGGGCTTAGCTGCACGTACCGCTATCCGCGCTGCTGATGTAGGTACTGCATTCTATGCACAGGACCAACTGGGTCAGTCCGCCGCGGTAACTGCGCTGGTAGCGGGCGTAGCTGGGTTAGACCAGCTCTGGGATATGTCTAGGGCTGCTAAAGCTGCCGCTAAGGTTCGTACTGGGCGTGAGCCTATGTTCGACCCAGAAGCGCCTACAACTCGTACAGCTAGGGATGCTAATGTTACCGGAGTAGGAGAGGGAGAGGAAATTCTCACTAAGACACTGGATGAAAGCATCCAAGTATCGAGAAACAATACCGCCTCCGTGAACATGAAAGCACAGCACGTAGTTCAGTTCTTGAAGAAGTCTGAACACTTAACGGCAGGTCAGAAGGCTATTCTGGACACGCTGGGTGATGCTGTAAACGACATTGATTTTAAACTAGTAGCAGGCTCCGCAAACCGCAGCCGCTACACTTATGCACAACAAGATTTAGCTAAGCGGGGGGAGATATCTCTGCGCGCACCTAAGCAAGCTAACGGCAGCACCTGGACTACAGTCGGTGATGCGCTGCGCGCTATGGATGCAGATACAAGCAAGGTGGCCGTGCACGAACTGATTCATGCCGCTACCGCGCGCGCCATTGACAGTAATCCCGAGATTGCTAAACGCCTGGAGGAAGTGCGCGCTGTTGTTGCAGCTGATTCCACCCTGACACCGCGTATGCGATATTACGCAAGTAATGTGCACGAGATGCTGGCAGGCTTAGGCGACAGCCCTGAGTGGGTTGAGCACCTGGCACGCACGCAGTCTCCCACCGGTAAGAGCATGCTCCGCCAACTGGGTGAGTACATCATGAATGCTCTGGGCATCAAGGCCAAAGGCTCTGCCTTGGAGGATGTGCTGGATGCATATGAGGACGCGGTTAAGTGGGCAGCTAAGGATTATGCAGACCAAGCCCAGAGCTTCCGTAGTGAGGCCTTCCAGGACCTGGCGGGCAGCACTACCCTCAACGAGGCTAAGCGTGCCCAAGCTATGCTGGACGGCGCTAAGAAGAAGCTCTCCACTATGTTTGCCCTGTACGATAATATCGCCCAAGGCAACGAAGACTTGGCTAAACTGCTAGTGTCGGATGCGTCCGCAGTAGGCGGCCGTCGCCCGTCAGTGGTGGACTACAAGCGTAACCTCACTTTGGAGATGGATGCTCGCGCCAGCGTAGTGGAAGATGCTATCCTGGGCGCGTTGAAGGATAAGGGTGTAGGGGTGCTCTCACGATTCTTCCATCGTAGTAATTTCCGCGCTGAGCGGGCTGCGCTGGAAGACCGACTGAGTAAGTACCTGGATGCTGCCTACAGCGCTGACGTAAACGGTCGCGCTGTTCCGGTGCCGGATGCAGAGATTGCTCCGCTGGTTGATGCCTACCGCCGCTCTGGCTGGGCTAGTAAGTGGCACGATCACATGACCGCTGCTGGCTTGGTGGATGATGGTGCGTTGGTTAAATCCGACTACTACTTCCCGCGTCAGTACAGCTACGACAAGATGCGTCAAGGTATTGTACAGGGTAACACTCTGGACGACTACCGCGCCCTGTTCCGGTCCGCCCTGCGGGACGTGTACCCGAGCATGGAGTCAGAGGTAGTGCAGCGTGTTGCCAAGGAGATGGTTGATGGTATCTACAATGGCCGTGCTGGGCAGTCTGGTCCTATGTGGAAGCAGCTGATTAACGGTATGGGTAACGATGAGGTCGTTATGGCTATGCGTAGCGCCGGTGTAGAAGAGTCTGCAATCCAGAGCTTCCTGGCTGGTAACTTACGAGAATCCGGCAGCACATCCCCTGCGCGGAACCTGCGCCAGCGTACTCGGTTCAACATGGACAAAGAGTACCTGATTAACGGAAAGAGCATGCGCATGCAGGACCTGATGGATACTGACGTAGCCAAGGTTATGCACGGGTACACTAACCGTATGTCTGGACGTGTAGGTATGGCCTATGCAGGCGTACAGGACCTGGGACAGCTCGCTAAGATGATTGATGAGTCTAAGCACGCACTGGCGGATTCCGCTAAGTGGGAGGAGACCGTTAATGACACCATCGACTTTATCCTGGGCGGGGCACCTGCTGACGCCGGACAGCTTCCGGACTTGCTGCGTGCAGCAGGGAACATGGCGAACGCCACTATGCTCAAGAACTCCGGCCTGTATCAGCTGACTGATACTGCTCTGGCTATGAAGGAGTTCGGTATGGCTAGAGTGCTGCGCAGTATGCGTGACCAGCCTTGGTTCAAGGAAGGTGCCGTAGCTATCAATACTCCGGATATGGCTGCCCGTCTAGACACCGTGCTGCGAGGCAATATCCAGAAGGAGATGCGCTTCCGCTGGCTGAATACGTACGCTGACGATAACCTGGACCTGACCCGTCAGGCCACCTGGTTCAACGTCACTCAGAACGTTGGGCAGGCTGCACGCCACGTCAACGGCATGAGTATGGTGCACAGGCTGCAGGTTAACCTGAACTCCGGTATTGTGGCAGATGAGCTTACGCAGATGTTCAAGGGCGACGCTGAGGCGTTTAAGCGTCTGGAGCGTTTTGGGCTTACCCGCGAAATTGCGGACCGTGCTATCGCTGCCAACAAGGCTAACCCGGGCGCCATGTTCCAGCCGGACCTGCAGATGCAAGTTGAGGTTGTAGGGACGCGTATGATGGACTACCTGGTACAGCAGATTCGCACTGGAGAGACCTCACACTTTGCACAGTTCAATCCTATCGGCAAAGTCATTGTAGGGTACCAGAGCTTCGCACTGGCTGCCACTAACAAGATTCTGCGTAGAGAGCTGAACGATGCTGGGTGGATTGGTGTAGCCCACATTATGGCATACCAGTTCCCATTGATGCTGCTGGCTACTATGGCTAAGCACGGTATGGATGGGGAGGACGTAGACACCCAGAAACTCATCAGCGAGTCCGTACTGGGTATGAGTGCCATCGGCGGGGTATCCTTACTGCAGGATATCTTCCTGGGAGATTCCCCTCGTCACTCATTAGCATCTATGGGTTACGTCACAGGGCTGCTCGGGGCCGTACAGGACCTGGCTACCGGTAATATGGATATCAAGACCTTCACTAAGCAGGTGCCACTAATCCAGGAATTCGCACCTACGCGAGCTATCATCAATAACTTTGGAGACGACTAACGTGGCATTCAGCTGGCAAGAGCAAATCAAGTCAGCTGGTACCCAGGATATCCAGTGCGATATTGAGTATTTGGACAAGTCCTATATTCATGTATACCTAGACGGGGTGGAAACCACTGGGTACACCTGGACCAGCTCTACTAATATCAGGCTAAACGCAGCCTTAACAGCGGACACTACAGTGCTGCTCATTCGCAAGACTGAGCGGGAGTACTTGTATATCGAGTTCGCCAGCGGCTCTCCGTTCATTGAGGTGAACGTAGATTCTCAAAACACGCAATTCTTACACCTAGCCCAAGAGCTTGTGGAAGGCCGAGCTATTCCCGGATTCTACGGGAATATAAGCATGAACGGGTACCGCATCACTAACGTAGCGGACCCAGAAGACCTACAGGATGTGGCAACCAAGAACTATGTAGATACTGGGGATGCGGCACTAGGTGTCCGTATTGATGCCGAAGCCGCGGCGCGCAAAGCCGCAGATGATGCGCTCGATGTTCGTACTACCAATCTAGAGCAAACCTTTATCTCAGGGGAGCCTACGGTAAGCTACCCCTGGTATACTGTACTGGCCGAGGCTACTGACGAAGTTACGCCTGGATTGTCTTTCACAAAGGCTATAGTGTACGTGCAAGGCGTAAGCCAGATTCCGGGCTACAGTTTTGAGGTGGTGGATAATACCCTACTGTTTGCAGAGGTACTTCCGGCAGGTACATTGGTATCCGCCAGATTGGGGTATGATGCAGAGTTGTCGGAAACTTACGCCACAGCTACGGCGTTAGGGGAAGAGGCATCGGCCAGGGCTAATGCTGATGCACAGATAATTCTGGACTATCAGGCAGCAGTGGGAACTAAGGCAGCCAAAGGTGCTAACTCCGATATCACGAGTTTAAGTGGGCTGACCACGCCGCTGAGTAAAGCCCAAGGCGGTACCGGCAACACCACTGGTGCCGCTGATTCAGCTGCGAAGCTAGCCACAGCGAGGACTTTGGTGGTGGATTTGACATCCACTACACCGGCCAGTTTTGATGGCTCTGGCAATGCCACCTTAGGGGCAACTGGTAGCCTTCCGATTACAAAGGGGGGTACCGGGGCTGGTGATGCCGCCACTGCTAGGGCTAACCTGGGAGCAGCAGCGTCCGGCAGCAATGGAGACATCACAGCATTAACTGGGTTGAGCGGCGGTATATCCGGGCGTACTGATGGCGCGGCTGCAGCTGCCGGTGTAGTGGGGGAAGTACTGAGTGCCGTAACTTCGGCAGCTGTAAGTGTTACCAGCGGCATCGCATTGAACGTTCTGTCCTTGAGCCTACCAGCGGGGGAGTACGAGCTTGAGAGTGCCTTGTTAATCACTAATAGTGGCAACGTTACTGCCCTCAGTTTTGGGGTTAGCAGCACCAGTGCAGTGTTACCTAGCAACTGGTACGACTTATATTCCATAACCACCACACTGGCGGCTGGGAATTCTTCCAGACAAGGTATGTCACGCCGTCTACGGTTAAGTGCAACAACCACTGTGTACCTGGTAGCACAGGCCACCTTTACCGGGACCTGTACTGCTCAGGGTTATATTAGAGCAATGAGGGTTAGATAATGGCAGGGGCGGCTAAACGTAGTCGCCTCTCGGAGCTGCACCGCATGTTCACCGAGGCCTTGATTGAAGAAATCAAGCAGTCTAAGGAAGACGAGGTGCCGCTCCCCGCCGCAGATAAATCGGTTATCGCTAAGTTCTTGAAGGATAATGACATCACCGCGGACGCAGATTCCGAGGAGATGCAGGACCTTCGAGACGAGTTCGATGACGAACTAGCGGCGCGCAGAGAGGCGCGTAAGCAAGAGATTCTAAACAAAGTTGGCGGTTCAGACTCTGAGGACTTACTAGAAGGAATTGTCTAATGGTATCGGTGAAGACTGCGCGAAGACTGCGCATGCTCAACCAGAAACTTACTGGTTATAGTGCGAATCCGCGCAGTATTCCCAAAGAGGAGCGCGAGGACATCTCGATGATGATGGCCGCCGCGCTAAGCGACTTCCGGGAATTCGCATACATCGGTATGCGCTTCCTGGGTTTTACGCTCACGGACATGCAGGCCGACATTGCAGAGTATATGCAGAAGGGCCCTAGGAAGCGTATGGTGGCCGCGCAGCGTGGTGAGGCTAAGTCTACGCTAGCTGCACTTTACGCCGTCTGGAGGCTCATCCAGGACCAATCCTGTCGTATCCTGATTGTGTCCGGCGCAGAGAAGCAGGCGTCAGACGTAGCAAACTTAATCATTCGTATGCTGGAAACTTGGCCGCTGCTGTGCTACTTGAAGGCGGACCCTACTCGTGGGGACCGTACTTCATTCGAAGGTTACGATGTTAACTGCGACTTGAAGCCTCTGGACAAGTCCGCCAGCGTAGCCTGTGTAGGTATAACCGCATCCCTGCAGGGTAAGCGCGCGGACCTGCTGATTCCAGACGATATCGAGACCACCAAGAACGGCTTAACGCAAACCCAGCGTGAGCAGCTACTGATGATTTCTAAAGACTTCGCAGCTATCTGTACGCACGGGGATACGCTGTACCTGGGTACACCACAGACCAAGGACAGTATCTATAAAACCCTGCCGGGACGTGGCTTCGAGGTACGCGTGTGGCCTGGGCGCATTCCGTCTGTTGAAATGGAAGAGCGATATGGAAGTACACTTGCTCCTTATATCCTGGAGCTTATTGAGCGCGGCTATAAACGCACCGGCTTCGGCGTCGATGGGACGCTAGGCGAGAGCACGGACCCCGGGCGCTATGACGAGGATGCGCTGATTGAGAAGGAGCTGGACTTTGGTCCGGAAGGCTTCCAGCTGCAGTACATGCTCGACACCACCCTGTCCGACCAAATGCGTACGCGTATCAAGCTTTCGGATATGCTGGTTTACTCCGGCAGCCAGGATTCATCCCCGGAGACGTTCTCCTACATCGCGGACCGCCGGCACCTGTACCAGCATGAGCATGGGGGGATTATGGGTCAGCAGATGTACTTCCCGGCATTCTACGGGGACATGCACCTGCCGTATCAGCATAAGGTGCTGGTGGTGGACCCGGCTGGTTGTGGCGGAGATGAAGTGTCCTACGCTGCTGGTGGTGCTGCGAACTCGTACATTCACCTATTCTCCGTAGGCGGCTTCCAAGGAGGTATCAGCGAAGAGAACATTGATAAACTGATTGACCTGTGCGTAGAGCTAGACATCCCGGATATGGTGGTGGAGAGCAACATGGGGCATGGCACCGTGTCTATGCTTATCCTGAACCGGTTACGGGAGCGACGTCTCGCCGGTATCGGTGTACGGGACCTGAACAACTCCACGCAGAAAGAGCGTCGTATCATCGACACAATCAGCCCAGTTACTCGTCGGCACCGCCTGGTGGTGCATGAGCGTGCTATTCACGACGATATCAGCACTTGTATGGCGTACTCACGCGATAGACGTTGGCTGTACTCTGCGTTCGCGCAGTTATCCGGTATCACGTACGACCGCGGTAGCCTGGCGAAGGATGACCGAGCAGACGCAATTGCAATGATGGTGGCTACGCTGAACGGGCATCTGGTGGAAGATGAGAAAGTGGTGGCTGAGCGTGAGTCTGAGAAGATGGCTCGGGCCTTCATTGAGAACCCGCTTGATTGGGCACAGAGCAAAGTGTCTAAGGGCCTTCGGGGTGTAGCTGCTCGGCTGCATAACCGCGGCAGAGGTAAACAACATAGAGGAAGAAGATAATGGCATCAATCATCGCGGCTAAAACTGCGGACGTACAGTACGCCATTGTAGGCACGTGCCAGAACCTGGAGAAGCAGGTGCAGCCGGACTACAACGTAGGCTTCGTAGGTACGACCGCACTGACTAAGCTGAACGCGTTCTTCACGTACATGCAGTCCCAAGGCTACACGGCTACCCGTGCCGGTACTGCCTTCAAGGATGACGGTACACTGCAGGCGCGCCTGTTCAGCATGCTCTCGCAGCTCTCTAAGACTGGCTACGTCGCCCTTACGGGCACAGGTATGCCGCTCGGCGAGGGCTCTGGTACAGCGTTTGATGATTCGTTCACTGCACTGCAAAGTGCGTTCGTAGCCGCTACTGACGCGGCAGAATAAGGAGAGTACACATGGCAATTGCAAAAGCAACCTCAGCGCAACAGCAGGAGCTGCTGCGTCAGCTGAACATTCTCGGTAAGGACCTGTATGCTATCCTTACTCAACCGCAGAACGTGGCCCAGACTGGTGCTGCCTTTGATACCAAGATTGCTGCGCTTGAAGCCGCGGTAGCCGCAGTGAAGGCTGCTAGCTAATGCGTAAGCTGGTCGCTGGGTTACTGCTCGCGGTTACTCTGACTGGTTGCTCGGCGACCTCTGCACTCACCGGCTTAGTTGGTTCTAAGCCGGATGTATCTGCTCAGGTTGGTGCCGAGAACACCAAACAAACCGTTGGCTTGAATAACAAGGTGGATTCCAGCACCACCAACAAAACTGATGTACAGGATTCTAACGTGGGCACCCTGGATACTTCTAGCAAGAAGCAAGTGCAGACTATTAGCACCGGGACAATCCAGGCAGAGCGCCTACAGGTAGTTAACAATGATAGTTACAGTCTTATCCTCGCCGGATTAGCTGGGGCCAGCATTCCCCTGGTCTTCCTAGTGGTCATTCTGGTGATTCGTAAGCTGTTCAGGAAGAAGGGGCAGCAGGATGATTAAGGTAGGGGACGTAGTTGGAGCAGACCTCGCTACCCGGGCAGGTGCAGCAGTTACCGGCGCTACGGTATCAGGAGGTTGGTTGGCAGAGTTAATGAGCTGGAACTGGAGCACTATCAGCTTCATCACTGCGACGGTGTGCGCGGTGCTAACCCTGGCGTGGAATGCGTATTACAAGCGGCGTACATTCAAGCTCCTAGAGGAGCAGGCACGTAAGGGGGCTATTAAATATGAGTTTAAGGACTAAGGTTATTGCGGCCCTCACGGGGGCCACTATGCTTGGTGGTGCTATTACCGGAGTAATTCAGCACAACGAGGGGTTGAGTCTTACCGCCTATAAGGATAGCGCAGGTATCCCCACTATCTGCTACGGTGAGACCAAGGGCGTTAAAATGGGCCAGAAAGCCACTCTGAGCGATTGTCAGAAGCAACTGATACAATCAGCAGGGGAACACGCAAAAGCTCTTGACGGGCTTCCTATGCAGCTCTCTGACGTGGCCCTAGTTGGGTCTGTAGACTTCATTTATAACGTGGGTGTAGCTGGCTTCAACGGCAGCGCCGTTAAGCGCCACCTCAAAAGCCTTGATTATGCAGCAGCAGGAAAGGCTGTACTGGATTGGCGCTATATTAGCAAGTACCAGCAGAAGTCCCCGGGCACCGGTTGGGTGTACAAGGGCAGCAACCGCTGGACCTTCGACTGCTCCCAATACATCAACGGGCAGCGCAACAAAGTATGCTGGGGCCTGTGGGAGCGCCGACAGTGGCAGAGCAAAGCAATTGGGAACCAGTATAAGGATGTTGGCGCAGCACTGGCCGGATTAAAACGATAAGTGAGGATGTATGGCACTGACAAATTTAGTAAGAGCAAAATACCCTGTACTGGGTTTAAATTATCTAGATGTACGGGATTTCGGCGCTAAAGGTGATGGAGTAACAGATGATTACCCGGCGTTTCAGCGCGCTGCCATGTACGCGGAATCTATCGGCGGCGCGATTATTGAAATCCCGACGCCTGCGGTTGAATACAAAATCGGTTTCCCCGTCTACCTGTTCAATAACACACACTTTAAAGGCACTGGCATTAACTGCCGTATCAACTTTACTGACCCGCTATATGCCAGGAAGTCACGCAGCGGTTTTGTCATTGGCAGTGGCCGAGAGCAAAACAGAGATAAGGCAATTCAATGCCTGAACGATGGCACATGGTCTACCACAGGTTCAGTAGTGGATTCAACGTTTGTTGAGCTTGCGCGCGGGGTTTACCTGCGAGATAACCTTGACAAAGTTCAATCATCTAACTGCTGTGTCAGTGATGTCTACCTGGTGGCCTCTTACCCTAACGGAACAACGTTAAAAGGCGGCTATGGCGTATCTTTTGCTAACGCCATTGACTGTGAGGCGTATAACCTTTGGGGTGAAGGTTGGACGGAAATAGTCAATATTGGTTCTGACGTTCCGCCGGCAACGCCTAGTTGTCATAACTGCCACGCTTATAACATTGAATGCGTTGAGCCGAACCATTACGAAACCTACTATAGTATTGGTTTTATTGCTAACTCGACGTCGTGCTCTATACACGACTGTTTCCAGCTAAAGCCGATTGCAGATGGTTCTCCGCATGGTTCTGGCGCGTCGATGAACTACACGGAAGATTGCTCGTTCTATAACTTCAAAATTCCTAGTCTTGGGCGCACAGCCACCTCGGAAGGTATTCTGGTTAACAACGCTAAAGGTGCACTGGTATTTGACGCTAACATCGGCAACGCCAAATCCGGCGTTGCTGAGTATTACACTACCGAAGCGGGCATATTCTACGATGCTGAGAAGCCGAACGTTTTTTATGATATCCACTCAAACAACTGCGACCACGCTGTTGCCCTACGTTCTAAATACAGCGTATGGAAAAACGTTACACAGTCTAACTGCACGAACCACGTTTACTTTGGGACTAGCAACGCGCAGTATTGCCAGGTAAAATTCAAGCCTGATAGTATCGCTTATGGCGGCTCGACAACGCCGGCGGCATACCTAAATAACAACGAGGTAGAAGGGCGACGCCTCAAGCGAATCTATTTCCAACCGCTGCAATACCTCGTGTCCGACTATGCAAGCGTAAGGGCTGGTGATTCCCCTATCAGCAAGGCGGTTTATACTGTCGTTGATAAACCACTTACGTTTATTTTCCCTATCCCAGACGATGCATACGCAATCGATGATTTCCGTATGTTTTTCAGGTGGGGAGATGGGGCACAAACCAAGGGTTCGAGCATTGTGGTTTCGCTTGTAGCAATGCAAACGTTCGATGGAAACTCGTCATTAGCCCCAGTTACCCTGCTATCAACCACGCGGACACCGACATCAGATACAGCATCCGAAGTAGCCCTGGTAATGAAGGCGGCTGCTACAACCCCTGGGTACATCCCAATTGATGGGCCGGAAGTAACTGGGTACCTGCCTCGTGCAGCGCAGCTGGTGATTCAGGTCTTAAACCCCGTAGACAACATAATCCTGAAAGAATGTTCTCTGCGGTATTACGGCAACATTAAGTAAGGAGTAGATATGGCAAAATATATTTGGATGACCAGTATCCCGGTGGAACGCTCCATAGGCGGCGTGGTTATCGATACAGAGTATGTGGATAATGAGGTTGAACTCTTTATCCCAGAGGTCACTGTTAGGGCGAACGGAGCAGCTGTATGTCCGGTTTATATGAGCTACAACAACACTCAACAGCTCATTAAGTTCATGGAGTTCTCCTCCGGCAGTAACGACGCGTTTGCAAGCGCGTATGAGCACCTGCTCTCTGACTCTCAATTCGAAGGGGTAAGGGTCGAGGCAGAATAGTTCATCGCCCTGCTTCGGCAGGGTTCCTTGGAGCTGCTGTACGCAACGTAGACCCCGGGGCCATCTCTAGGAAATCCCTAGAGTAATCCCGGGGGCTGCACGTCTATATCTGGACCTGAAATTTACTAGACTCACGCGAGCCCCTCCCTCACCCTGAACGCGCCCAATTGCCCCCATAGGGGGTGCCTAGCGTCAATTTAGGGGGGGGGGGCACTGGTGGGCACTGCTAGGGCCTACTAGGGCGCACCAGCGGGCCTCAGCGGGCCTGTGCTGCGTTCTAGGGCTATCGCTAGTGCTACCCTATGGCTATCCCTGTGCGTTCACTAGGGCGCTTCCTGTGCGCTCCCTGTGGGCCATAGGGGTGCGCTCTGCCTTGCTTATTTTGTGCCTGTGTTGCGGGCCTGCCTAGTGCCTGCCTAGTGGGGCCATAGTGGGGCCATAGCGGGCCAGCTAGTGCGCTGTAGTGCTATCCCTAGTGCTATCCCTAGTATGCACTAGGCTATCCACTGGCTATCCTTAGTGCTTTACATTGTGCCGATTATATGCTACGCTGCGCGCTCCCCACTAGGGCGCACATCCACACTCCGGCACTATCCCGGCGCTATCCCTTTGCTCTTACTTTCATTCGAAAGCTATTATGAAATGAAGTAACCGGAGTAGGAGGGGTTTAGGGCACTATATACACTACTACTCACTAGTACTCACTAGTAATGCCCTGTATGACTGACCGTAGGGAGGGAAGCATTAACTACGCTACACTACGTTCCTTCACTTACGTTACGTCACTACGTTACGCTCTGTGCAGTACTATGCAGTATGGCTAGTAGTGGCTGGAGCTATCACTGGCTATCACTAGTGTGGTTCTAGGTGTGGTTCTAAGTTATTGCCCTGCTTACCCTTTTTGCTCTTAGTTATAAAAAGTTGAAAATATTACTTGCTTCTTTTGGTTCAATGCAGCTATAGTTCAATCACCGGGAGGCACTAGCGACTAACTAGGCTGACCGGGGCAGAGTCGGGAGACTCAGCTAGGCTAAAGCTAGATAGTGTGAAGGGTTAGACACTCGATAAAAAGAGTTGACACCGCGAAGAACATAAGCTAGATTGAGCCTCAGCAGTAAGGGAAGCGTACTACCTGACAGGCGCATAGTAGTAAACAGTTGTAAGCAGTAAGCTGGTTTGCGGGGAGGCCCAGTACCTTAACTGGTACGATGACGACCAAACCTAGATAATCAGCTAAAGAGCAGGACCGCAACGGAGCCGTAGGGCTAGAGGGCGGGGCTGAAAAGCCGAACACTACCGGGGCGCTGAGACACTGCCCCGTAAAAGAATAGTGTCGAGACCTGAACCACAGGTTCCACGGTTGTGCAGTGGGTAACAAGGTTAAGAGTTAGCGTCCTGCTAGGGCGTTAACCATTAACTTTGAGAGGTACACAATGAAATATCGTGAGAAGTTAGCGCAACAATTCGCTGGACTGGAGAAGCTATCCGGTTCGGAATTGAGAAAGCGCCGGGACGCGCTGAACCGCGCAGGGTATATGCGGACAAAACAATCCGCTACGTTCAGTACGAATGTACGCGGTAAGACCAAAACAAAGGGTAGTAGCAAGGTGCCACAAGGTTGGTACACTGCTGGTCAGTTTGGACACTAATTACAGCCTATAGCATCCTTCGAGGTGCTATGTGAAGTAATTACATAAACAACAATCAATGAGGTGCATTATGACCAATTCAACTGGTAAAGTATTCAAGCTGACCGCCGCTGGTAGCATCCGTAAAGCGCTGGGCGATGTAGTGGAAGCAAAGCGCAACATCACTATCAGTGCGCTCTTCCACGGCCTTATCAGCAGCAACGTTTCCTGGGCTACGGATATGCAGCGCAGTGATGCCGCCGACTTCGATATGGTGCTGCGTACGCTGCTGCCTATCAAGTTCAACAAAGAGTCCGGTAAGTACGAGTTCAATGCGAAGAAGTGCTACGCTTCGGCTGAGAAGCTCCAGATTGAACTGGACACCATGCGTCTGAATTACAAGCAAGCTGACAAGCAAGGCCGCGAAGTAATTGTAGCCAGCTTTTATAGCTCCTGTATGGCCCTGTACGCCGCCGAAGCAGAGCAGGTAAAGAATGACGCGCTGGATGCCGATGCAGTGCGCTTGCAAGCGCTGGGGCGCGTTAAGAACGCCATCAAGAAGGCTAAGGAGACTGGCGTAAGCGACGCTGACCTCGTGTCTATGCTGGTATCGCAGGGAGTGGATGTACGCGCTGTACTGGATGCAACTTTAAAGGCGGCAGCCTAGTAGCAAGCCTATAGCGTCCTACGGGGCGCTATGTGAATGCCGCTAACGAAGAAGATTTCATATGAAAGCAATACTGGTTTATCCGGGTCATGAACTTTATGAGGCTTGCCGAAACATGGAGCAGGACTACGCGTTCACTGTGGTTATATTAACTGGGGACCCTTTTACCGACACCGTGCTTGAGTATATCGACACTCACACCGAAATGGCTGCCCGCACTGTGCTGGACGCCGTGAATCTTGGCATCATCACCGACTGGAGACAACTCTATGGTTAACGTGTTCAACATCATTGTGACCAGCGCTATGCTGGTGCTGGGCAACGACGCAAGCAACCCAATCCCGTACTGCACTGTGCAGTTGCAGCAACCAGCAACGCAGGAACCGCAGCCGCGCCCTGAGTATGACCTCTTTGAAGACCCGGAGGGCGGCTGCAAAGAGCTGGGCGCGCGTATCCTCGCGGCGGTGCAGGAGCAGTACCCGGACGCCGCTGTGACGCTCACTGTGGACGGTAAGAGCAACAACGAAACTTGAGGCAGAGCATGCACGGAAAGAATCCTGAAACGCTGCTGATGCGAAAGCAGAGACCAACAATCGAAGGGCTGGCGCGTGAGTACAACGCGAAGGCAGCGCTGCGTCAGCACTATGAGAAACAAGCGCAGCGCCTGGGTATGACCCTGCGCGGCTACTACCACCGGTTTAATGTGCGAGGTGTAGTATGAGCAAGCAAATTATGTATGATGTATACAAGCGGCCAAGCGGGTTGCTGTACCGAGTGCCGCTGTGCAGTCCACTGCATGCCAGCGCAGAATTCTATGCTGAGCAGGGTAATCGGTGGTTGCCTTCCAGTCACACAGTTGGCGGGTTAATATCCAGCAAGCACAGCGCCCTTGTGGCCAGCAACGTGGTATTCAAGGACGGCGTATGCTCACAGTAGACGAAACAGCGCTGCTGTGCTGGCGTCTGCTGGAAACGCAAGGTAAGTGCGGTTGCACTTGGGAAACATTCAAAGAGGTTCCTAATGAACTCAAGCAAATCCTACCAGTTGAGCGTCGATTACTCCGAGTTAGAAAAGAGGGTGTTGGCACTGTTCTCACAACCTATCGAGAGTACACTGAGTCTGCCGCGCGCAGATTGCAAGAGCACATTGCGTTCGATGTGGTCGCAGCACTACTACGGTATGGATATCGTGGAGCCTATACAGGATTTAGGGCAGCTGTGCGCTCGTATTATAAGCAACGACAACTCGCTGCGTGGTACGCGCGCTGACCTCGTTATTACTGACGAACTCAAAGAATCTATTCAGGAGCAAATGAAAATGCAGGAAACTAACACAGCACCTATCGAATGGAAAGTAGTGTTACCGGAAGGTGCAAACGCACTGCCAATTAAATGTTCGATGTATTCCAGCGGTGATTACTGGACCCCGTTCCGGGACTTGCAAATGCAAGGTGCAGACTACCCGCACAATGAGGGTCCACTGCAGGCGCTTATGGGTGTACGCATTGTAAGCGCGTACACCCCTGGCTTAGAGGTCACTATAGGCGGGGCGCTGCACCCAAAATACCGCGAGTTGATGAGGACTCTCGGCCCGCTGCAAAGGGTAGACTTGTACAACTCCGGAACTTTCTACGAACTATTTACCCCAGCGCGGCGCACCCTCGACAGCAAGTTCTGTGAACGACGCCGCGACTTCTATGAGGATGGTGATGTAGTGGTTGAGCGCGTAGTTGCTTGCGTCGAAGAGTTTACAGGTTACAAGGTGCACAAGCAGGCTGTACAGTTATTCGAGCGCATTATGCTTGCACCAGAAGCGGAGCAGCGCCGCTTATATACTGGCTACGATTACGGTGGCCACATCCGCGATGACCAGGCTGCCATGCTGCTCATGAAGTTGCACGGTTTCGTAGTGTCTAGATTCGCTGTGCCGTTGGGCTTTGGTTTCCGCAACGGAGAGCCCGTCGTGATGCTGGGGCAGCCGCGGATGCACAAGGACTTCGCCGCAGTTACTGAGTACCGCTGCGTAGAGATGCGCGTAGGTAAGTGGCTCGCTAACTACTATGGCAACGGGGTGGACTTCCGCGATGCTATCGAAGACCTAAAGGCTATGAACGTAGACCCTACAACGTACCTGTGCAAGACCGAGCAGGAATGGTACGACGCCTACGAGAATGGCCCGGGTAGCTGCATGAGCGGGTACAGCTTTGAGCACAGCCCTGTGCGTGTGTATGCCACTACCAGCCACGGGTTGCCGGATAATGGACTGCGCCTGTTCATCCAGTACACCGGGGAACTGTTCGGGGATGACTTTGAAGTGCAGGCACGGGCAATCGTTAACACAGAAACTAACGAATATGTTCGTGCTTATGGCAACGCTGCGGATGCAATCCTGCGCGGACATGGGTACACCAGAAACACTGAGTGTCTCGAAGGGGTACTACTGGCGCGTATACCGCACCCGCAACACAGCGGCGCGGTACTGATGCCATACCTGGACAGCGACCAGTGCGGGGTGGATGAAGAAGGGGGTGACGCCTTTGTAATTCGTGATGACTACGGCTACGAGGCGCAAGAATCCGACGGATACATTTACGTCGGCACAGAATCTGCCCGGTGCTGCTGCTGCGAGGGGCGTTACTCCGTTGATAATATGCAGGAAACCGCAGATGGTGATATGGTGTGCGATGGCTGTATTGAAGGGGAAGAGTTTGTACATGCAGTTGGACGTCGGGGTCTATACAACCGATGGAGCTGTACCTGGTCTGATTACCACAGTGCCTATGTATACGACAGTGACCTCGCGCACTGTGCGGTAGAAGGTGTAGTGCACGACCAAGAAGAGCTGGTGTATGCACAGGGCCGACAGGTGCTTATTGAGCACGCAGAAGAACACCCTGTGCACGGGTTAATTCTCACTGAGTATGCCGCTGCTCGACTGGACGAGCAGTACCTAGGCAACGATGACGAAGAAGAAGTAGAGGAGGCAGCTTAATGTTCTTGAATCCGTACGGGATTGATATGCAGCTGCTCTTGCAGATACTGCGAACGCACCGGCCTAGCTGGGCAAGCACTAAGTGGTTTGAGCCGCTGCTTATGCAAGCGCTGGGAAGTGGTATGCACTACGTAAAGGACAAGCACGGAAACTACTTCGTGCTGGTGGGGGACTCAGAGCAAAGTGACGTAGCGTTTACGTCTCATCTCGACACAGTGGCGCGCCCAACCAGCGCTGCGCCGGACGTCGGCTGCACTAACAAGGGCGTACTGTTCGTAAAGAATCCGCAGCAGGCTGACTGCTTGGGCGCCGACTGTGGCGCCGGTATCTACCTGATGCTGGAGATGCTGCGGCGGGGTGTGCACGGACGCTACTGCTTCTTCGTGGATGAGGAGGTAGGCTGCGAGGGCAGCGCTGCATCGGTCAAGGACGACACTGGGTTTTGGACTGGGGTCAAGGCGATGATTAGCTTTGACCGACGCGGCGACGGTATAATCACGCACCAACGGTACATGCGCTGCTGCTCCGACACCTTTGCCAAGACCCTGGCAGAGCGCCTGGGACGCACGGAGCAGCACTTACAGAAGGGGGTGTACACTGACTCAGCCGAGTTCGTTGGCATCATTCCTGAGTGCACCAACGTCGGTGTAGGGTACATGCACGAGCACACCCCGGATGAGGTACTGGACCTGAACATCCTGGGGCAAGTGCTTGAGCGGGTACTGCAAGATGGTACGTTCTCGCACCTTCCGATTGAGCGGGATCCTAGGGTAGTAGAACCAGACCAATGGCTCTCTGCGCCAACGCTCAGTTTACGGCAGCCGTGGGACATGCCGCCGGACGAGGACCCACAATTGCTGGCTGCGTTCCGCGTAGTGTCACATCTTTCTAAACAACAACTTGTTAGCTGGGTGCAGGAGAACCCAGAGAAGGCGGCGGAGTACATCATGGTGTTCTCCGATTATGGATTCAAAGAAGAACTGATTGAACTAGGCACCCGAGTCGTAGAAGACTGGGGCGGATACGATAATATTGTGGAGGGTTGATTATGTCGATGTTTAAAGTCGGGGATAAGGTTGTACGCAAAGAATGGTGTGGTGAAGATGAATACTTCATTAGTAAGCTGGGAGGTTCTCCCTACTACATAGTGACTTCTGTTAGCGGTGGTGGCCGCTTTATACAGGTAGACGGGATTATTACACGCAGTGATAGGCACCCGTGGTACGTCGATAACTTCGAGCTGTACCAGGAGCCCGAGGACGAGGAGCTGCCGCCTATTCCAGCCAGTGTAACCTACATGAACTCCAAGCGCGACCCGGGAAATGACCAGCGCCTAGTTCTTGAGAAGGATAATGGGGACGGGGAAGGTTTAATGTACATCGGGGTAGTTCCTAAGAAGGGAAGTACTCGGGCAAAGGTTGAGATTGGGATTAACATCGACCCCGATTCAGCTCTGCAGTTGGCACACGACCTGCGCCGCATGGCTATGGAAATCAAACGGAAGGGGAAGCAGAATGCTTAGGTCACTACTCTTTGCCGTGTTAGGTAGTATAGGCATTACCGCCACGGCCGTCGCTTTAGGGGCAAGCGCCGAGACCCAAGCAGCTATACTCCCTCTGCACTTCCTGTGGGGTATGCTTTGTGCAGCAATCTTCGGCTAAGGATTAACTATGGACCAGCCCTGGCTTAGAGCGTGCAAGCGCCTGGCCGTGGGGCAGAGGGCACGCTTTCGGTGCTGCGGCAGGGACGCCGCTGGGGTGCTCTACAATAACCCTGATGCCTGGGAATACTATTGCCACCGCTGCAAGCAGGTAGGCAAGGAGCACAAGCAGTACCAGCGCATACAGTTACAGGAAGAGCCGAGGGTGCAGCCCTCTGCACCTGCAGATGCAATTTGCATTAGCCAAGCGCCTGCGGAAACGCAGAATTTTATTTACGGATTCCTGACCACAAAGGGAATCATGCCTGAAATGGTGGAGGATGCAGAATGGAGCAAAGAGAAACAGCGGATAATCTTCCGTGTCGGAAGCGCTGCTCTGGGCCGTGCAGTGCATGCCCGACAGCAACCGAAGTGGGTAATGTACGGCCAGCCAATACCGTTCGCTGCCGCGGCACCTGCCGTAGCACCGGCTGTAGCTGCGGCCGCGCCTCTAAAGGTTGTGCTCACCGAGGACTTTCTATCAGCGAGGAAGATACAGCACGCAGTTACGAGCTACAGTGCGTTGAACGTGCAGGCTATAGCTATGCTGGGTACACGCTTGCCCACGCCGCTGAGGGCTTGGCTGATTCAGAATCGCCCGGAAGTGATTCTGATGCTGGACAATGACCCAGCAGGGCACGCTGGGGTAGCAGCAGCACGCCGAGCACTGCGCCCGTTCATGCAGTGCCGGGAGCATTACTTCGCTGCGGACCCTAAGGACGCAGAAATCAAAGAGATTCTGGAGGCTTTAATTGGACCTAATAGTAGTTAAGGCAATGTGCACGCAGAAGGTATGGAACCGACTGCGAGAGCAGATACCTAAGAGCATGCTCGCGCCGGATACGTCGAACCTACTAGACTGGGTGGGGTTGTACTGGAACACGTACCCGGAGCACCAGGAGGTTCAGTGGGATGCAATGCAGAGCATGCTAAACCTCCGAGCGGGACATCTATCCAGGGAAGAGCGGGTAATCATGGACGAGCTTATGCGGGGAGTACAAGCCGTGCCACAGGATTCTGTGGTGGGGATTGTCCAGACCCTGAATGAGCTGGCCTACAGCGGGGAGGTGGCAGCGCTAACGCAACGCTACCAAGACGGCGAGGAGATTGATTACCTGCTGGAAATGAAGCACCTACAGCGCAAGTACGGTGACGGCGCTGCGGTGCATGAGTCGCTGCTTGAATGGGAGAGCGGTAGTGTTGACGAAATACTTGCCGCGACTGACGAGAGCGGCGGTCTTAAACTTGGCGTGTTCGAGCAACTCGCTAGCAACATCCGAGGTCTACGCGGCGGGGACTGCATCGCAGTGGCCGCCCCTGTGGACTCTGGTAAAACTAGCCTGCTTGCTGCTATTGCTGTGGACTTTGCTGAGCAGATGCAGCAGCAGCCGGAAGTATACGGGGACCGCCCGATTCTCTGGCTGGTTAATGAGGGTCCGGCGACGCGTACAGTGCCGAGGGTATATCAAGCGGCGCTGCATTGGACTCTGGCGGAGATTAAGGACCGGCACAGTAAGCAAGAGTTCGTGCCAGCCTACCTCAAGAAAGTAGGCAGGGCTGACCGGATTCGTGTTAAGGCTGCGCACTCCCTGACCATGGCGCAGATATCCACGCTCATGGAGGAGATGCGCCCCGCGGTAATCATCATCGACATGGTGGCGAATATCCGGGGAGGTACTATGGAGAGCGAACACCAGAACCTTGAGGCGAAGTGGCAGGAGCTACGTATCCTTGGGTGCGAGAATGACTGCGCTATCGTGGGGACTATGCAGCTTTCACTTGAAGGTTACAACATGCTGTTCCCACCGCTCACCGCTATGAAGCAGAGCAAGATTGGTGTACAGGGCGCCTTGGACTTGGCGATTATGATGGGGTGCTTGGACAGAAACGAGCAGCCGCATATGCAAAACGTCCGAGGTATCAGTACTCCTAAGAACAAGATGGCACTATCCGGTAAAGAGTCGCTTCTGCAATTCGAGGTGGGATTCGAGCCTGGACGTTGTAGATTTGACGAAGGCCAGATTAACCAGTGACTTCCCTAGCGCCTTCTACGAGGGCGCTATGTAGGTACACAGGAGGAGATTATGCTTAAACCAGAAGATATCACAACGGACGACGCCAAGGTTATAGTGGCGTATGCTGCATCTGCAGGTACACCACTTAAAAGCTTCACGCTGGACAGCAGCCAGCTGATTGTGCTCCTGGCTATCAACAAGGCTCGGAGGGCTAAATGGAAATGAAAGTGTGGATATGTGAGACTTGGGAAACTGACGGGTGGGATGTGTTTGGAGAAGGCATAACCCTATGGCGGAATAAAGAAGATGCTGTGCAGTACGGGCAAGACTTTGTAGACTCTTGCGCCGACCCTTATAGCAACGGACGATTCCAAGTATGGGAGGAACCAGTACAATGACAACCAGCATAATGCACATTGACCTGGAGACAGAGAACAATGAATATTACGGCTCTAAAGCAAGCCCGTACTGTCCGGATAACTACGTTGTGGAGTCAGCGTGGCGAATTGATACAACGCAGGCAGACGGAACTACAACTGTCGGCCCTACTCAGTCGGTGCGGTTCAACAGTAGATCTGAATTTGTATCAGCGAACAGTTCGCCGAATGGCTGCGGATGGTTTAATATCCCAGAAGACTGCTGGCTCATTGTTGCTCACAACGCAGCGTATGAAATTAGCTGGTTCCTCACGTACCAGCGGCAGCAGTTTGAGGCCTTCCTCAAGCGCGGCGGCCGGGTGTTCTGCACAATGCACGGCGAGTACATCGCCTCTGACTTTCAGAGCATGTATCCGTCACTGGACGAGACGGCTCCTAAGTATGGTGGTACGCACAAAGTAGATGGCGTTAAGATTCTCTGGGAGCAAGGTGTGCTAACCTCCCAGATCGACCCCGTTCTATTGCATGACTATCTGGTTAACGGGGACATCCCGAACACGGCCCTGTGCTTCTACGGGCAGTGCGCTACGTTCGCCCAGCGCAATCAGATGCAGTACGTGTGGGAGCGCATGGATGCCTTGCTGGCTTGGGCGTACTGCGAGTGGTTCGGCCTGTTCGTTAACATGCCAATTGCGCGCAAGAACCAGGAGGAGCAGGAGCAGCGCATCCGCGAGATTAAGCAGGAGCTGCAGCAGTACATCCCGAAGGACTTGCCGGAGACACTGGATTTCAACTTCGGCTCGGACTTTCATATGTCTGCACTGGTGTACGGCGGACCTATCAAGTACCGCAAGAAGGTGCCCTACGACCCCCCTCAGTACGTCAAGGCAGACTTCTACAAGTACGAGGACGCAGAGGGTGCGCACACCTATATACCTGTACACGACACGCACATGCAAGAACTTCAAACGGAAGGCGGATGGTGGCGTGTAGTGACATATCGTGCGGGTAAGAACAAGGGGCTGCCCAAAGTATTCCGCCTTGATACTGAGGAGGAGAAACTTAAGTGGGAGGATGACCTTTACTTCTGCCCGGGACTAGTGAACATCCAGGAACTGCCGGAAGTTTTACGGGAGAAGTACGCCGAGCGCGGAGAGTTCCGGCAGGCGCGGAACCTGCAGGATGATTCCCCGGTGTATAGCACCAGCACCGATGCAATGGAGGCACTGGCTCGTCAAGGTTTCGAGTTCTGCAAGTTGGTGAACGAGCTGGGGGCCTTAGAGAAGGACACCGGGACCTACTATTTACGTACGGAGTACAACGAAGATGGCAGCATCAAGAAGACATCGGGGATGGTTCAGTACGTCATCCCAAATCACCCTGATGGCTCAGGTATTATACATCATCGCCTCAACACCTGCGCAACGGTCACAGGTCGTCTGTCGGGTTCTAACCCAAACCTCCAGAACCTCCCACGAGATGGGACCAGTAAAGTAAAGCAGATGTTCACCTCCCGCTTCGGGGAGAATGGGCGCATCACTGAGGTGGACTACTCCGCTCTGGAAGTGGTTATGTCCTGTGTGCACACAGGGGACAGGAAGTTGCTGAGTCTGCTGCAGAACGGCACAGATATGCACTGCTACCGCCTAGCGTTCAAGGAGAACAAAACCTACGAGGAGATGTATAACCTCTGCCACAACGCCGATGGGCCGGACTATAAGTACTGGAAGCAGCAGCGTACGGACATTAAGCCTCCGAGCTTTGCAGCCCAGTACGGAGCTACGGCTAAAGGGATTGCGTTTGCTACAGGCTGTACAGTGGAGTATGCGCAGTCGTTCCTGGATAACGAGGCGAAGCTGTTCCCAGACACTATCGGATTCCGCGCTGTTATCAAGGAGGAAGTAGAGCGTACCGGTGCAGAAGGGAGCATGTACCGCGAGCAGGCTGACGACGGCAGCTACCGAATCTACCGCATCGGGACGTGGACCAGCCCAGCTGGTGCCCGCTATAGCTTCCGCCAGAAGGAGCAGTGGAAAGAGGTTGTGCCTGGGCAGCGTAAGCAGAAGGTAATGGACTACAAGGAAACCGAGATGGCTAACTACTGGTGTCAGGGGGAAGCGTTCTTCCTGATGGCGGTGGCTGCCGGTATGGTTCTGCGTGCGCTCCTGGCCCGTGACTGGTTCGACAATCAGGTGTGCCTGATTACGAACGTGCACGATGCGTTGTATCTGGACAGCGCCAACCCGGAGGTTGGACGTGAGGCGAGCCTACTGGTTAAGCAGTGCATGGAGGACGCCCCTAAGCGTATTCACCAGCTCTGGCCTAACTACGGCATCATTGGTGAGGTGCCCTTTCCAGCGGAAGCTGAAATGGGTGTGAGTATGTACAGTAAGGAGAAGGTAGAATGATTATAAAGTCAGGCAGTATTGTGGAGTTGATGGACCTGGGGCCTGAGCCGATAGACCCGAGGTATGCAGCATACTTCACCCCGGGTACAAGGCACACGGTTCTGTTCTTCGACCCCGTTACTGGGGAGATAGAACTAAGTTACCCCGGACTGGTAGTAAATAGACCGGGGGATGGTGTTACCTTCTTCCCGGGGGAGTACAAGCTTATCGAGGAGTAGTGATAGGTGTACCCTTGGGTGGTGTAGGGGGTTAGGGTAGCATGGAAATACACTAGGGTCAACTAAATAATTAAATAAAATTATTTGTTGACTCTGGCTTGATTCTGTGATTCCCCTAGAATTAATGTGATACGAGTAGGAACAACACAAGAGAGGCAACCTTGGCTAAAGTTAGTTTGATTAAACTATTCAGCAAAGACCAGCACGAGGAAGTGCTAAGTTACTACAAAGACAACTCGGAGGCTGCTGCTGCCTACACGGATATGACGAACGGCAAGTATCCGGTGTCCCGCCAGCTTGTACGTTATTGGCGCAGCATCTTCATGGATAACAAGGGCAGCAAGGCGAAGGCTAACAACGCTCTTATGCAGGCCCGAAAACTAATCCAACCCTCCCCAACGGATGACATTGGGGATACGTTTGTACCTGAAACCTGTCGACGTGTACTTGTTATCGGGGACTTGCACGAGCCATACACACACCCGGACGCATACGACTTTTTACGCACTGTTCGGGATGAATACTGCCCAGACATTGTGGTGCAGATAGGTGATGAGACAGACGGTCATGCCATATCATTTCACGATAGCGACGTGAACCTGGACAGCGCCGGGGTGGAATTAGAGAAGGCCAAGCTTGGTCTGGAGCAGCTGCACAACCTGTTTCCTAACATGCTCCTGTGCGACTCTAACCACGGCTCCCTTATCTACCGCAGAGCCAAAGCTCATGGACTCCCTGTACAGTTCATTAAGAAGTATCGGGACATCCTGTTCCCAGAGCATGGAGCGCCTGGGTGGAGTTGGGGTGATGCTTGGGATTTGAATACTCCGATGGGTACCGTGCGATTCCAACATCAAGTATCTGGGGACCTTCTGCTCAACGCAGCTCATGAACGTAAGTCCATGGTAATTGGACACTTCCATGGGAAGTTAGATATACAGTATGCCGCGAGCAGCACTGCTTTGTACTTTGGTGCGCACTGCGGTTGTTTAATCGACAATAAGAGTCTGGCATTTGCTTACGGAAAGTTATCAAGAAGCAAGCCGATTCTAGGATGTATGGTGATTACAGATGGATGCCCACAAATCATCCCCATGCTATTGGACGACACCGGCCGGTGGTGTTCTAGAGTACAACCCTGATACTGGGAAGTTCATATGGGTTAAAGTTGTTAGTAACCGCGCCAAGTTGGGAAGTACAGCTGGGCACGTAAGACCTGATGGGTACCTGGTCTTGCCGTGCGGAACCCGTGCTAATGTTGCGGCATGTACGTTGTTGGGCCTGGACGTTCCTGATGGATATGTGGTGGACCACATTAACAGGGACACCCAGGATAACCGCGCATGCAATCTTAGGGTTGTGTCAAAGAAGGTTAATGCACACAACACAGGGCTCCGGGCCACCAACAAAACAGGTGCGCGCGGGGTTTCTTGGGACTCTAGCAGGGGCAAGTACAGGGCCGCTATTATGGTAGACGGAAAGCAGTATAGTAGGCGCTTCGACAGCTTAGAGGCTGCCTCGGAGTGGTACCGTAGTGTGGCCGAGAGGCACGGTGTTCGGCAATACCAGCCATCTGCGTAAGACGCGCTTAAACTTTATAAAAGTAAAACCAATAGAGGTGATGATGAAAATGGGAATCTGTTCTGTACTGGGCCTTATCTTTGTAACCCTGAAACTCACTGGCGTTATCGCTTGGTCCTGGCTGTGGGTGCTGCTCCCGTTCTGGGGACCTATTGTAGTTGGCGTAGTTCTGGTGTTCTTGGTGGCGGCCCTCAAAACCGCCTCACGATAAGCCCTGCATCTGCACGTAAATATCATTTAAACTAAACGAGGACGTAATTATATGACTATGAATGCACTGGACACTCTGAACTCCCTGGTAGCTGCTGCGATTGAAACGCAGGATGTTGACATGACTGAAACCTCACAGGGTGGTGCGTACGAGGATGTGCTGCTGCCGAAGGGTGAGTACTACGGCTACTTCACCGAGTACGTGGAAATCGGTAAGCGTCTGCCGACTAAGGGTGGTAAGCCTACCGGTAAGCCTGCAGTGGCTAACGTACGCATCGGCATTGTAGTGTTCGGCCCTAACGGCGAAGTGAAGCGTATCCGTCCGTACCCGATGGCTATCAGTAACTTTGAGCGCGCAGGCTTCAAGAAGTTCTTCGACAAGCTCAATTACGACAACAGCATCAAGCATGCGGCACAGCGTCTGGGCCAGGCCTTCACCTTCCCGATTGATGAGCACACCAGTGCCGCGGGCAAGAAGTCTAACATCGTGGACCTGTCCGGTATCCGCCCGATTCCGAAGTTCGACCCGAACACCGGCGAGCCTATCAAGATGCCTGCCCTGGACGCCTCCGAGATTAAGCTGTTCCTGTGGAACAACCCAACCAAAGAGACCTGGGATAGCCTGCACATTGAGGGCACCTTCGACGACGGTAAGAGCAAGAACTGGATTCAGGAAGACATGTACAAAGCAGTAGACTTCCCGGGCAGTGCTCTGGATATCCTGCTGAACGCTGGCTCTGTTCCGAGTCCGGCAGCTATGCAGGCACCGGCGGCTCCGGCTGCCCCTGCGGCAGTCGCTGCTCCAGCAGCACCAGCAGCACCGGTTGCGCCAGCGGCTCCCGCGGCTCCTGTAGCTCCAGCAGCGCCCGCTGCACCTCAAGCCTAATAACCCTAACATAAACTAATACGGCCCCTCCTAGGGGCCTTAGAGGAAGCCTATGAACATCATCAACATCCCTATCAAACTCCTTAGCGCAGCCTATACAGCGGAAGCTAAACGCGCCGATGCCAAAGCGCAGTTTAACGAGCAGCTGGCAGTTAAGTTCGCAGACGATGCAGTGCGTCTGGCCGCTCAATCCGAGGCGCGAGTAGAGGCCTCTAAGCACAGTAAAGATGAAGCAGCTAAGCATTCTGAGCAGGCCGATAAACTGCGCGCTAAGCGCGATGAAGTAGCTAACTTCCTGGGGGTATAAGTAATGGATACAGTATTAGACGCATACAAGAAACTGGTTCTGGCGGTAAGCTCAGTGACCTATGATGCCGCCTCAGATTTAGACCACGGGGACCAGCTGAGTGACGTGTACGATGCGCTGGATAAGTTAGCAGCGCTGTACGGCATGGACCTGGAGCTGGCCGCTACGGCCTTCAAAGAGCACAACGACCTGGCGGCACATGCCGATAAGTTACGAGGAGATGACCTAGTGCTTATCCGTGTAGTCGGCACGCTCAGTGTCGGCTTGGCGGAGATCGGTTCCTGCATCTACGACGCAGACCAGAGCCTGCGTACTCCGGAAGTAATTGGGGACATGCTCGGCACCGTGCTGGTGCTATCTGAACTGGGGGCTTGAGCATGAGCGTACGTGTAGAGGTGCACGCACCCAGGCACAGCTTTATGGCACCTTATGCTGAACATGCCTGCAACCGCTGGTACGTAACCTTTATCCGGGAGGATGACCCTTGTACTATGTATGTGGTGCGCTGGGCCGCTAAACCTACCCGCAAGCAGGTTAAGTTAGCAGCCAAATCAGTAGCCAGAATGGAGATTTAATAATGCTGTACGTATCTCGCGCAATTTACGTAGCTTTGATTCTCCCGCTGATTCCATTGGCGGGACTATGCTACCTGGGCGACAAGCTCAGCAAGGCAAAGTGGGCAGAGCGTTGGGTTAACTGGGCCGACAAGAAGGCCCGTGATATTACGGGGCGCTAATGATTATCAACGGGGTTGACTTGTCCCAGCTCGGGGAGCAGTTAGCTCCACAGAACTCTGGGAAGATTCTGCTGTATGACGCGGATTTCACAGTTTATAAATCTGCCGCTACAGTGAAACGTTTGGACACTGCAATCCGCCGCTTCTATCAGCTGGTGCTTGAGGACATGTTCTTGGTCGGCTGCTCAGAAGCAGTGGCGTATCTGACGCCTGCGGGCTGTGCCAAGTGCTTGCGCTGGCACCTACCTACGGCTAAGCCCTACCAGGGGCAGCGCGCTAATCGACAGGAGCTGCCACTAAAGGCACCGTTGAAGCGGCACTTGATTGAGAATCCAGACCAGTACTCTGAGCAGGGTATCCAGGTGGTCAGCAGTGACTACTTCGAGGCCGACGACCTGTTCATAATGGATTCGTACTCCTTCGGAGACCGGGGAATCCTGATGTCCCAGGACAAGGATTCCTGGCTAAGCCCTATGGCCCGGTTCGATATCCCGACTGGAACCGTGTGGCCTGCCTTGGATAACCCCTTCGGCTGGATTAAGTGGGATGGTACCCAGGCTATGCCGGTGCGAGCACACGGCACCAAGTTCTTCTGGTGGCAGATGCTGGCAGGAGATGACGCCGACAACGTCAAAGGCATCACATTGCTTGATGGTAAGCTCTGTGGGAAGCGAACGGCCTTTGATGCTATCTACCCTATTACCTCGGAGCAGGACGCCGCAGAATTCGTTGTAGCGGCCTATGCTCGAAACAACCAAGACGTACTCGCAGAGGCAGAATGCCTGTGGCTGAGACGCTCCCAATCAGATTCAGCGTATCTGTATCTGATGTCACTGTTGACTACTCCCAGTCTACGTGACTGGGTGCATTCGCTGCACGAGTACCATAAAAAGCATATACAGTGGATACAGGAGCACCCAGACAATGGCGAAGATGTCTGCGAAGGAAATGAGCCTGCGGGCGATTGAGTTATATTACGAGGAGAAACATGATGAGCTTGAAACTATTCTGGATGCGCTGCGTGAACGAGCACCCAAAACACATCGAAGAACGGTTGAGCATTTGGATTCTCTCATTCACGACAATGCTATGCTGGATGTAGTGGGGGAGATTGAGGTATGGCCCTAAGAAAGATTACGCGGGCACAGATTCGCTCCGTGGCTATTAAGCTTGCCAAAGACCAGGGAGGTATCTGCCTCCTTTGTGGCAAGCCTTTGGACTTCACAATCAAGGGGGTAACTGGTGATTCTGTTGTCGTTGACCACGATCATATTACTGGGCGTATTCGGGGTGCTCTTCATCGCTCGTGCAATGGAGGGGAAGGCAAAGTGGCATCTGCCGCTGGGCGCTGGATTGTTGGTAGCATGCAATCTTCTGGGGCTATTGCTGAATCTCTACGTAGGGTCGCCGATTACTTAGACCGTGAACCCACGGATATGCTATACTATACGCACAAGACGCCGGAAGAATTGGCACAGGCACAGAAGCTCAAGGCCCGCAAGGCCCGGGCACGACGCAAAGCACGGGAGGCTATTAAATGAGCAAAGTCAAGGTCGGGGATGTGGTAAGACGTTGGGCACAGTATCGCACGCTAGATTGGGCAGAGTTCTGCATGGGGCTACGTATATCTTACGGCGGCTATTTCACCGTTACAGCGGTGCTTGACGGGGGCGTAATCCTTGATGGTTGTAACGGCCATCTGTGGGACCCTTGCCACTTTGAGGTGGTCAGCACATCAAGCACTCAGGAAAGTATGCCTAAAGCGCCTGACGCAGTAAATTCCCCCAAGCACTACCAGTTCTTCCCGGACCTGGAGGCAATCGAGGTTATTGCACGCAGTATGACGCAAGAGCAGTTCTACGGATACTGCTTGGGAAACAGACTCAAATACCGGTTGCGCGCCGGGAACAAGGATAAGCTGGAGCAGGACATTGCTAAGTCCGATAAGTACTCAGAACTGTATGAGCAACACCGAGGTAAGTGCATTGACGCCAAGTGAGTGGTGCCACATGATGTGGCAGAAAGCAGTAGAACTAGGCGACGAACGCGCCGCTAAAAACTACCTGGAGATGTATAACCTCTGGGTAAGTCGCAATCAGTAGTTAGAAGTACCGGACATAACCAAGGAGACTAAGCGCCTATGATTAGCGCCCTGAATACGGTTGTAGTACCAGAGGAAGCACTGGTGAAACGCCAGCTGGAGCTTGAAGAGACCTATAAGATTCGCGGAATCGAGCGGGCACGTAAGCTGATTACGGACGCGTTGCAGAATGGTGGGATTATGAACCTGCCGATGACGCAGCGTATGCTCACCTCAGCATACGAGGTGGCTGCTGCCGCTATCGATGAGATGCGAAATGTCAAAGCCCCGGGAATAGGTGGGAAGTACCGCCGGTTCCTGCGCTTAATCCCCTTGGATGTCCTGACAACCCTGAGCCTGTGCACAATGTTTGAGGCGTTCAGCGTCGCCCCTGGCGAGTCCGCCAGTCGCCGTCAGACTGCACAGGCGGTAATGTCCGCACTGGGCAGAAACGTACAGTCAGAGCTACTGGCTCTGCAGTTACGCAACGTAGCCCCAGCGTACATGGACCGCGTGTATGAGTACCTCACAGAGCGCCGTACGAAGTCCCCTACGCACATCCTGCGTACGCTCCGTGCCAGTGCCGAGAACGTACACTATGGGCACGAGCCTTGGACCAATGCCCAGAACATCTCCGTAGGGCGTCTGCTGTGTGCTGCGGTGTTTGAGACGGGACTGTTCCAGTGGAAGAACTGTAGCGGGAATCTGAGCATGCTCTATCCGGCTGATGACGTTATGGAGGCCTTCCAGAAACTGGTAGAGTCCGCTGATACCGTAACCATGAAGCCACCTATGCTGGTGCCACCGGTGCAGCACACTACTCTGTGGGATGGTGGGTACCTCACCCCTATCGACAATCGCGGGACCTATCATAACTCACACATTGACCGAGCACGTCTCCGCGAAGTAGCGGAAGCATTCAAGTCAGCTGAGGGAATCAAGAAGGCCCTGAATAAGGCCCAGGAGACTCCGTACCGAATCAACAAGCGCATCCTTGAATTGGTTCAAGAGGCCCGTGCAAAAGGTATCGGAATCGGCATGCCTCGCTCAGTACCGGAGCCTAAGCCAGAGTGGTATCTGGACGGGGTTCCTAAAGAGAACTACACCGAGGAAGAGCTTGACCGCTTCGGCGAGTGGAAGACGCGTATGTCTCTATGGTACAGCGCCGACCGTAAGCGTGTATCGCAACTGCGCAGCCTTCTGACTACGTTAGAAATGGCAGAGGAATTCAAAGATGAGAAAGCCCTGTACTTCCCGACTTGTGTGGACTGGCGCTACCGCCTGTACTTCAAGTCCTCGTTGCACCCGCAGGGTTCTGATTTGCAGAAAGCCCTTCTTGAGTTTGGCAGAGGAAAACCTCTGGGTGAGCGGGGACTATTCTGGCTCAAGGTACACGTCGCCACATGCTTTGGTTATGACAAAACCCTATTCGAAGACCGCGCAGCTTGGGTTGATGCGAACTTTGCAGCGCTCGAAGAGCTTGTGGTTTCACCGTTTGATTGCCCTACTTTTGCCGAGGCAGACAGTCCCTGGTGTTTTCTGGCGGCCGCTATCGACCTGGTTAATGCTGTGCGTTCTGGATGCCCAGAGGAGTATATTAGCCGAATCCCGGTTGCTATGGACGCTACAAACTCTGGTGGACAGCACCTCTCAGCGCTACTGAGAGACCCTGTTGGCGGTCGTCTGACGAACCTGTACTGGGAGGGTAACGACAAGAAAGCGGACCTATATATGGATGTGAAGCGCCGTACGGACGAGAAGGTGATACTGGACCTGGACAAGGAGGATTTCGTTATCCAGAGCACATACTGGAGAGAGAGCGAAATCACCCGCAGCATGACCAAGCGCCCCAGTATGACCTACTTCTACAGCGCCACGGTGCGTAGCTGCAGTGACTACATCTTTGAAGGCGCTTGCGCTGAGGGGTATGAAGGTACCGACACTAACAGTCTATGGAATCTGTCGTGCTACCTGGCTCCGCGTATGCGCGCCGCTATCGAGGAGGCAAACCCTGCTGCTGCGACAGTTATGTCGTACTTGCAGAACCTTGCTAGGCGTGTACCGGCAAGCCAGCACCTGCAGTGGTATACGCCGCTGGGCGGGCTCGTAATGAACCGCTACACACAGCGTGAAGAAGTGCGGGTACGAATTGACTGTATGAACCTCACAATCATGCGCGTGCATAATCGGGATTTCAAGACCTGCAACAAGCGCAAGGCAGCCTCGGGGATTGCCCCGAACTTTGTGCACAGCCTGGATAGTACGCACTTGATGATGGTTCTATGTGCCGCCGAGGGTCTGGACATTGTGCCTATTCACGACTCCCTAGCTACACATGCAGCCGATGTTGATACTATGCACCGGCACATCCGCGAGCAGTTTGTGCGTCTCTACGAAGAGCATGACCTTCTTGGGGATATCACTCGCGCGGCAGCAGCAGCTGGGGCGGACTTGACGGATTTGGATATGCCTGAGGTAGGTACCCTGGACATCCGGCAAGTGCTGGAATCACCTTTCTTCTTCTGCTGATAAATGAAGTTACCGGAGTAGGAATGAAGTTAAAACACACTAGTAAAACTTCCGATTACACTCTCAAGGTTCTGTATAAGTCTGACGATATTACAGACGCAGTGAAGCAACTGCACGAACTGGGCCACGGCATTAGTCGGGGCCTGGCTCCTGAGCAGCACTACTGGAGGGTACTGGGAAGCATACTGGGTAAACAGTATATACTAGGAGTCTATGACTCCCAAGGCGACTTAGTCGGTGCTGTCAGCTACTACCCAGAGGCTGTAGAGGACTGTCATTACGTAGAGCCTGTGCTGTATACAGACTTCTTCGTATTGAAACCGGACAACGGCGCGGCAGTGTCTGTGATTATGCAGGGCCTGCACGCAATAGCCAAGTGCATGCGCGCTGGGCGTATCGCCATTAGCCGGAGCACGTCTGGTAACACGTACAAAACAACTTATCATTTAGTGAGGTCAGAATGAGTGGTGGTTTAGGTAAACTGTTAGGCAAGGCCACGGATATGCTCGGCCTTACTGACAACGCAGGATTAGAGGCGCAGCAGCGCTTGGCAGAGCAACAGGCCAGCGCAGCTAAACAACAGGCTGCCTTAGAGGCTAATAGTGCCGCAGATAACATTGCTGAGATTGACCCCGCAGGGGCTGCCTCTGCATCTGCAGATGCAATTACGTCTGAGCAGAAGAAACGGCGACAAGCAGGGCAGAGCAATCCTCTGGGCCTGTAAGGGGGTAGCTTGGAACAAAAAGCAACATTAGCAGAACTCTTTAAGAAGGACCAGGACGCAGGTGTCTTGGATGCCTCTGAGAAGTTCGCTCAGTGGACGCTCAGCACTATCTTTACCCGGGACGATTCCCTGGACGGTAGACGCAGACCACTGGAGCGTGACTACCAGAGCACCGGCGCGCAGTTGGTCAACACTGCGGCCACTAAGATTGTAGGCGCACTGTTCCCGCAGGGCACCAGCTTCTTCCGGTTCTCCAAGAGTTCGGACCTGGACGAGTTCATTAGTTCGCTGGGCAGTGCTGCTACGGCAGAATCTAAGTTGGCCGAGGTCGAGAACACAGCGTCACAGAAAGTATTTGAGAAAGACGGTTATGCTGCGAAGTTGCAAGCTGTGAAGCTGCTGCTGGTTACAGGTAACGCGTTGGAGTATATTGATGAGCGGACAGGTAAATCCATCGTCTACTCAGTCCGTAACTTTACCGTTCGAAGGGATGGCAGCGGGAACGTCCTGCGACTCATTATCAGAGAGCGCGCAAGTATCCAGGACCTACCAGAAGATTTCCGCGGCACCTTCTACCGCGACAAAGACCCATACGGCGACGTTGATATCTACACTGCCGCTTGTCGCAAAGTTAAGCGGACAGAGGACGGTACAGAGGTAGTAAGCTACGAGGTGTACCAAGAAGCAGACGGACACCGCATTGGGGACAGCAGCACCTATCCTGAGCTGGAGCTTCCTTACAACGTGCTGGTGTGGAACCTTGTTAGTGGCGAGCACTACGGGCGCGGCTTGGTAGAGGACTACGCCGGGGACTTTGCTCGGTTGTCGGTGCTATCGGAAGCATTAACTAACTACGAGGTTGAGTCTGCGCGGTTAATCCCGCTGATTGACGCAAGTTCCGGTCTGGATGTGGACGAGTTCTCAACGTCGGAGACGGGTGAGGCTGTGCAGGTTGGTGGCGGCGGTTCCAACGGGAATAGCAAATCCCCTGTCACTGCTTACGAGGGCGGCTCTGCCCAGAAGATTCAGTGGATTGCCAGCAACATTCAGATGCTCGAACAGAAACTGTCTCGTGCGTTTATGTACACAGGTAACTCTCGGCAAGGTGAGCGTGTCACAGCTTATGAGATTCGCCAGAATGCCAAAGAGGCGGAAGCCGCTATGGGTGGCGGGTTCAGTATCCTGAGCGACACCTGGCTGCGTAAGCTGGCGTACCTGTACACTGCGTTGGCGTACCCTCGCTTTAAGCTGTACCTCAGCGAAGGCGTAGTGAGCATCAACGTTACGGTGGGTACTTCTGCACTGGCTAAAGCTGCGGCGGCGGACAAGCTGTTAGAGGCAGCGCAGTCCATGCAGCTGGCTATCCCGGTGCTTGAGCAGATTACTCCGCGCTTCAACAAAGATGCGTGCGTAGATTGGTACTTCGACGCCTACGGTATCGTTAGCGAGCCGTTCATGTACACCGAAGAGCAGCTGCAGCAGAAGCAACAGGTTCAGGATGTGTCTGCCGATACGTCCGCAGGACTAGCACAGGACCAACTCCAGGGCTTGACAGCAGCAGACCCAACAGTAGCAGGTAAGCAGCTGGGCTTATTACCAAGTTAACAACAGAGGCATAGATGGATAACGTAGAAAACGGTCAGAACGTAGAAACTACACAGGTAGAGAACCAAGGCGGCCCTAAGATTCCGGGCCTAGGTGCTCCCCTTAGCGCCCCGAACAATCAAGGCGTGCAGGATGCGCAGACCCCTACCCAGCAGCAACAGGGCAAAGATTCCCCTGACCCTGCTAAGATTCCTCTGGATATCGAAGCCCTAAAAGCGGCCCTGGATAAGGGTGGCGATAGCGCTAAAGAGCAGCCCCAGGAGCTGGCCAAGACAGGCAACCCGACGATTGACGCCGGTGTAGCTATGTTGCAGAAAGTCTCTGGGTTAACTGACTCTGATATGGTGCGGGCACTTGGTAAGGCCCTGGAGTACCAGGACCCTAACCTAATCGATACGGCCTTCATTAAGGAACGTTTCGGAGAGCACGCTGCTTATGCAGAGCTGCTGGCCAAGGCGTACCTGGAAGACCAGGTTGGTCAAGCCACCAAGGCAGTACAGGAAGCTTACGATGTTGTGGGTGGGAAGGAGAACTGGGAGGTAGCAGCGCAGCTGTTTAATTCCAAGGCCCCTGAACCTCTGCGTAACGCAGCTCGTGTACTTGCTAACTCGGGTGAGCTCAAGCAGGCCGCTGAGTTGGTAGCAAGCTTCTGCCGGGATATGGGTCTTATCAAGACACAGAACCCAATGGTACGCGGCGTAGCCAGCAACAATGCACTATCTGCTGCGGAATTCCGCGCAGAATATACCAAACTCCGTCAGGAAGCGGGCAACCGTAGCTTGGCGTCTCCACAGTTCAGTCAACGTTATAACGATTTGCTCGCACGCCGTGAAGCTGGTAAGCGCGTAGGTCTTTAATTTTATTTATAAAGGAAACTAAAGCATGGCCAACACTATTTATAATGGCAACCTGACTCGTCCGCACTGGGGCGGCGCGGCGTCTGACGTAGATATTCACCTGGAAGTGTACCAGAACGAAGTGGATACCCGCTTCCAGTACCAGGCTCTGTTCCTGGGCCTCTCCAGCCAGCGCTCTATCAGCGGTTCCAACACTTACCGCATTGACCGCCTGAACACCTCCTCGGTGAAAGGTCGTCGCTCCGGTGAGGCGCTGGATAGCACTCCGGTCCGTAACGATAAGATGATTATCGTGGTGGATACGGTGCTGTACATCCGTAACCCGATTGACTACCAGGATGACTGGACCGGCCCGGACTTCCTGACCGAGATGGGCCAGAACAACGGCTCCGAGTTCGCAGAGACCTTCGACCAGGCGCACCTGATTCAGCTCATCAAGGGTCGTTCGTGGGTTGCACCGGCGCACCTGAAACCGGCGTTCAACGACGGTATCGAGGTAGGCGCAGCTATCCTGGTTCCGGGCACCACCACCGCCACGCAGCTGACTCAGGCTGAGATGGAGGCTAACGCCATGAACATCAACCTGGCCCACAAGGCTGGTATTGATGAACTCGTCAAGCGCAAGACCCCGCTGGCGGACATGATCACCCTGGTGGATGTCGATACCTATTCGCGTCTGCTGGAGCATCCGAAGCTCCTGAACCTGGACTTTGGCGCATCCAACAACGACGGTTACAAAGACCGCCGTGTAGTGAAGATGAACGGCGTGCCTGTAGTAGAGTGCACCGAGTTCCCGACCGAAGCCGGTACGCACCCGCTGGGTAGTGCGTACACCGTTACCCCTGACGATGCGCTGTGCCGTATGGTGACTTTCAGCAAGTCCAAGACCCTGGTGACTGTTGAGGCTAAGCCGTTCACCTCCCGTATCTGGGACGATGAGCGTGAGTTCAGCAACGTGCTGGACTGCTACGCGATGTACAACATCGGTCTGCGTCGTCCGGACACCGCTGCAGTGACCAAGTTCACCTTCACCACCAAGCCCTAATTGGAGGTTAAATGGCTGTAATAGCTACGTTCGGTCTGGAGACTCTCCAGGCCAATGCAGCTCAGCGGGAGGCGGTTAAGGCCGCCACCGATGTAGCGAAGAACATCCAGGTGGCTTCGGTTGAATCTGGCCGCAAGGCTACCAAGAAAACCCGCAAGGCGGCTGATGCAGCCGCTGATACTACGGAAGAGTAATACGCGCCCCTGGTGCCTTCGGGTGCCAGGGGCTTTTTTTTTGTCCCTGTCTTAAAGGTCCAAGGGGTCTTTAATAGAGGAACAAATATGAGAGAATTAGACGCTGTGAACCTGACGCTGGAAGCCTTAGG